CATCAATCTCTGACCTACTTCCTCGATGATCCGCTCTCAGGCGCGGATTATAAGCACGCAAACGGCGTAGCAACGAGCCTCGAAATCAGCTACGAAATGGGCAAATTCCTCGAGTATTCGCTCAATATCAAGGCGCAAAAAGGAGCATCAACGACCAATACGCCCTCAACTACGGCCGAGAATCGCTTTCTGCCTCAGCATGTGACATTCAAGCTCGCCTCATCTCTTGCAGGTCTTGGCGCAGCATCACCGATTGTCATCAAGTCGCTCAGTCTGAAGTTCGACAACAACATCGAAGACGACTATGTGCTTGGCAGTCTCGCTCCGGCAGATTTCCTCAACAAACAATTCACGATTGAAGGAAGTCTTGAGGCCATGTGGCAAAACGAGTCTGACTTCAAGACATTCGTTCTTGCGGGAACTTCAAAGGCAATGCGAATCGACATCATCAACAGCGATGTAACGATCGGAACATCTGCACATCCTGAAATAAAAATCGATTTGGCAAAAATCGTCTTTGAGGCACTCACAAGACCAATCAAGGTAAACGACATGGTCAAGCAGACACTCAACTTCAAAGCACATTATTCGCAGTCAGACACAAAGATGGTTCAAATCGTCGCAACGAACCTAATCACTTCTTACTAAGATGGAACGCAAAACAAAAACACTCCAGACTCCGCTCGGAAAAGAACTCGTACTCAAGGAGTACGTCACCGCGCGCGAGCGAAACGAACTCCGCTCAATACTTCTCGGCAACATGAAGTTCGACACGGAAGGAAAAGAAATCGGACAGGCAGAACTTTCTGGCAACACGCTCGAATTGTCAGAAAGAAAGATGATCGAAGTAATCATCACTTCCTACGACGGCAGCGCAGAAAACATCGCCGACCGTCTTCTTGATTCCACGCCCGAAGAATACGACTTCGTAGTTAAAGAGGCGATGGAAATCAATAAGGGAAATTTAACCGGGGCGAAATAACGTACCAGTGGGAGCGTTACTTCGCCGCAGGCAGAGCTGAGCTCACGCCCGAGATGGTACAGGCAGTCATATGCCGAGAGATGAAATGGACATACGAAGACTATCTCGAAACTCCCAGCTGGTTCGTGGACATGCTGATAGACATGCTCCAAGCAGAGGCACACGCAAGCAAAAAGGATAAATAAATTATGGATCAGACCGTACTACAAATTTTATTGCAACTGAAAGACGAGGCATCCGATGGAATGAAAAAATTCGGAGCCTCTCTCAAAGATGCCGAAGGAGCGTCTAAGAGTTTTGCTCTTGGACTTCTTGGCGTTGGCGTCGCTGCTGTGGGATTTGGATATTCGGTAGTGAAAGCGGCCGGTGAGGCGCAGACACAGATCGCAAGCATGGACGCTACGCTCCGCACTATGGGAAAAGGCGGAGAAGAGGCCCGTGAATCCATCATGAAAATGTCCGCAGCAGCGGTACAGCTTGGATTCGATGACGAAGACGCGGCGGTAAGTCTTGCACGACTTTATCAGCGCACTGGAGATTTGACCGAGGCTCAAAAATTAAACTCGGTCGCGATGGATTTGGCTCGCGCAAAACATATTGACCTTGCGACTGCGAGCAATCTAGTCGGCATGGTCATGAGTGGAAACAGTCGCGTGCTGAAACAATTCGGCATCGACATCAAAGATACTTCCACGCCACTCCAAGCGATCGGAGAACTTCAGGCAAAGGTGGGAGGGCAGGCGCAAGCGTTCGCGGGTGGATTCGAAGGACAGATGGCGGTGCTTTCTGTGACCTTCGGAAATTTCAAAGAGGCGCTCGGCGAACAGGTCCTTCCTGCGCTCACGAAACTCGCAACTGCGGCCGTCGATTTCATAAACAACGTACTTCCAAAATGGATCGACAAAGCAAAAGAGCTGATTGATTTCTTGAAAGGACATCCGGCGGTCATGTATGCAATCGCGGGCGCAATTATCGGTGCGCTTGTTCCTGCCGTATACGCGGCCGTAACCGCATTTATTGCGGCTGCTGTGGCTCTTGCACCTTTCATTATTGGCGGAGCAATTATCGGCGGAATTGTCGCCGGCGTCATGTGGATTGTAGATAACTGGAGCATGCTCAAACAAAAAGCCGTGGAAATATTCACGGCAGTCAAAGATTTCTTCGTGAAGGTATGGGACGACATCAAAAGTGTTTTCCAGACCGCAATCAATTGGCTCATGGCTCTCATTCAGCCGTTTCTTGATGCCGTAAACAAAGTGATCGGTGGCGCTCAGGCCGTCGGGTCTCTTGTCGGCCGAGGAATAAATGCAGTTGGAAACGGACTGACAAAAGTCGGCAATGCTCTCGGATTTGCAGACGGCGGAATCATCACCAAGCCGACCTTTGCGATGGTGGGCGAGGCCGGAGCAGAGGCCATTATCCCACTCGATCGCTTAAGAAGTCTCACCGGCGGAGGTGGGAGCGTAACCAACAATCAAAACATCTTCAACCTGAACATAGACGCAAAGGTCGACAGCAAAATAGACATCCGACAAATGGCCGACGATATCAGCTCGGTCATTATGGGACGCCTTAAGGCCAGCCAACGCATATGATTATTTTGAAAATTAACGGCACAGACAGATCGTCTCTTGTCGAACGAGACAGTCTGCAAATAGATCAGATACTCACATCGCAAGCAGACACGGCGGTATTTAGATATCGCAAGTACGGAAGTCGTAGCCTTGTGCCTGTTGTCGGCGATGATGTCGGCATCTTTCAAGATTCGCTGAAAATATTCGGTGGCACAATCACCTCAATAAAGGAAACGGAAATAAGCACAGCCGACGGTCTGATGTTTGAAGTGAGTGCGGTCGACTACACATTCCTTCTCGATAGCAAACTGGTCAGCGAAACTTATTCGAGTCAGACGGTGGCATACATCATCAACGATATTCTCACCAAGTACGCGTCTGGTTTTACATCGGTCAATGTAGCAAGTACGTTCACGATTACAAAAATCGTATTCAACCAAATTCCAATAAGCCAATGCCTCAAACGGCTTGCAGATATTCTTCGGTATGACTGGTACGTGGATGAAACAAAAGACATTCACTTTTTCTCAAAGTTCACGAACAGCGCTCCATACAATCTGACAGACACAAGTGGGAACTATGTGAACCAATCGCTCGAGCGTCAAATCGATGGCACTCAGCTCGCCAATACAGTGAAGGTCCGCGGAGGCGAGTACGACGGAGCAACATACACCGATAAAATCACCGTCAACGGAAACAACTCTAAATCCTTCCTTCTTCCATATCGATTCTCAAACCTCGCAATCACGCTCAACGGCGTGAGCAAGACAGTGGGCATCGACAACATCGATGACTTCACGACAAAAGACGTTCTCTACAACTTTGCGGAAAAAACAATCCGATGGAACACGGTCCGTGCCGACGGCGACCAGATTCAGTATTCAGGAAATCCAAAAATTCCAGTGCTTGCGATTGCGAGCGATCCTTCTTCAATCGCTCTGTATGGCGTCAAAGAAAAACTGATACGAGACACGACTATCCAAGACCTCACGGTCGCACGCAAGCGCGCGTTGGCGGAAGTCGATACATACAAGGACGCAATAAATCAGGCGAACTTCGAGACTTACACTGCCGGTCTTCGCACCGGAATGGTCATCAATCTCACAAGTGCGCGAAGAAGTGCGACCGTCGATTTCATCATAAGCAAAGTCACATTCACAGCACGAACGCTGACAGATTTTTATTACTCAGTGGAGCTCGTGACCACTCGACAGTTCGGACTCATAGAACTTTTACAACAGCTTTTATTGCCCGATCCAATGCAGGCAGACGACGCGGAAGTCGCAGAGACAATCAGAACAGACACGGCCGAAGTGACCATTGCAGAACTCATAGCAGTGGTATCGCCATATCAAGACCAAGTCACGGTCACGATCGGCGAAAGCGTTCTGAAAGACCCGCTCGGCGCCGGCGTTGCACCGACATGGGTACTCGCACCTTACACGCCTACCAGTCAAACCGACCCCAAACGAATGGGACGTTTGAATTATTCGTTAACAGTCTACTAACCATATGAACATACAAAGTGAAATGAAAATAAAAGCCAACATCGACACCTTCGTTCTTGCGGACTGGGTCCTTGAAACAAGCAAGGAAGTGGAGATGCTCCGCGAATACGTGCGTACTGGAAAAAAGAATATTTTGTCAGCTCTTAAAAAAGCAGGCGCACTTATTAGTCACACTCACAAACACAATCTAATCACTACCGCAGGCCGAACAGTAATCGCCCGCCGACTTGCCGGCAATACGACCTACACCGCGGCAATTAACTACGGTCTGCTTGGTACGCAAGCAAGCCCATCGCCTTCAAACGGAAGTACCCAACTCGGCACGGAAGTATTCCGAAAACTTGCCGCAAGCCAAACATACGACAACAACATAGCGTATGTGGATTTTTTCTACACAGCAGGCGATACCAACGGCACATACACGGAATTCGGAAATGTTATCGATGGAACAGGAAGTGCGAACACCGGGCAACTGTTCTCGTACATCGCAACTGGTGGGTGGGTGAAGTCGGCCGCCCAAAGTCTCTTTGTCAGCTGTAAATACACCGTAAGTTAATTTTATGAAAATCTGGATCGCAGGCGACTATGTAAATGCATCGGACTTAAACGCAAACTTTGACGCGGCTATGCTCATGCCTTTTGGAGATGGGTCTGATGGAAATGTGACCATCGGTACCGACACGACTCTCACTCGAGACATGTACTACAACGACCTCACTCTGTCAGGAGGAAATATCGACACAGGAGGCTACAGAGTGTTCGTCAAAGGAGTCCTCACAAGAAGTAGCACATACAAAATTCACACTAACGGAAGTGCGGGCTCGGCTGGAGGTGTCGGTCTTGATAATAACGGCGGAGGTTCGGGTCCTGGAAGTGCCGGTAGTGGTGCAGGCGCTCGAGGATCGGGAACGGTAGACGGAGGCGTGGCCGGAGCTAACGGTGTAGCAGGCGGAAATGGATGTGCCGGAAACAACAACAGTAATACCAACCCTGCCGGCAACGGAGTAAACGGCTCTGCTATTTCACAAGCTCTTGGAAGTAACGGGGCCAGCGCGGGCGCGGGAGGTAACGGCGGTCTTAGCAGTTCTGGTGGTTTGAGCGGAGGCTCAGGATCAAGTGGAGGCAGTGGTGGCACTGCTACAGCCTCGATCACTCAACCCCGATCTCTCTGGTCGGCGGCTTTCATGACTGAAATGGTTCTTGGGACTGCAAGCAGATATCGCGTAGCAGCCGGAGCTGCAGGTGGTGGTGGCGGCGCAGGTGGCGGACATCAAAACTTCAACGGAGTGTCTGCGTCCGGCGGCGGTGGTGGTGGCGGCGGAAATTCGGGAGGCATCCTCTGGGTGTTTGCCTTCAGCATCGTCGACAACGGAAGTGGAAATCTTTTCGAGAGCATCGGTGGTACAGGCGGAGCCGGTGGTAAGGGAGGAAATTCCGGTACTGCGGGCGGAGGAAACGGTGGCGCGGGCGGCGGTGGTGGAGGTGGAGGCGGTGGCGCCGGAGGAATCATGGTTATCGTGTATGCCAAAAGAAACACCACGATCACCAAAAGCGTCGCCGGAGGAACTGGTGGCACTGCCGGAGTCGGCGGAAATTCCACAGCATCTCCTGTCATTCCTGCCGGTTCAAACGGATCAAACGGAAGTAACGGAGCAACTGGAGTCGTCTATGAATTTTACTTAGAAGCCTAA